GAAGAAGCATTTCCCGGACGTGAACCTGATCCCCGAGGGGTGCTGGGTAGAGAACCATAATATCGCGGATGCGACTTGTATAGCGGCCTATGGGACATTGATCGAGATAGGGCATGTATGACTGAGAAAGACCTGACGGACTACGAGATTGAACAGGCCAAGAAGCAGGCGCATGCGGATGAGAAGCGCCTGAAGGAGCATTTGCTCGACGCTACTGACAAGAACCACTGCCAGAACGTCGTCGTGTTCGGTCCTCAGTACCTCTTCTCTTTAGGCTGGAAACAGCGCGAGATCGAGATGTTTCTCCAGCGTATTGACGTACGCACGGAGATTGCATGTCTGCAGGCGCAATACATTGATCGCGAGGCCATCCAAAGCCGAACCCAGTTCTATGCTCAGCTCAAGATCAATTCCTTGGTGCCGAGGGCGATCACCATATTAGCTAGAGCATTAGTAGGTACCGTTCTCGACCAGCATGGAAACATCAAGGATAGGCCGCCTGAGCGTGTTCAGATTGATGCCTCCATGGAGGTTCTGAATAGAGCGAATATCCAGGGCAAGAAGTTCAAGGAATCTGATAAGCTCGTAAACCTTGGTCTTGAGTTGTTCGGTAACACAGACCCGAAGAAGACCTTGGATGCACCGTCCCGAGAGAAGCTCCGCAAGGCTTTGGGTAAGATGACCGCCCGTATGTCTGCAGCGGACAAGATAGCGGCTAGGGAAGCGAAGACCGTAGAGGGTTCGCCACCTATTCGTGAGAACTCCGCCAAGCCTGCGGATGAGGTTGCGGCGATCGAGGAAGAGGACAGCTTGTCCTCGCAAGACGAGTCTTCAGATGAATGAGAAGAAGACGCGTAGGCGTGGACATGAGATCGACAGGGACCTCCTGCTAGAGGCCGGTCTACTTGAAGCTGATCTTGAAGGGATGAGCAAAGGGGAACTCGCTGAGCTCGTCAGGATGGTTACTGAACTCGTCGAGACAGGGGAGAGCAAGACCGCCAAGGCGATGGTTCAGGCGGATTATAAGTGGGAGCCGTGCTCAATGGCTCAGTTCCTCAATGATGAATACTACTTGGGAAGCATGACCGGTGATCTTTTCCCTAAGTGGCATACCGCGCTCATAGACATCTTCGATGGCGATACACCACCATGCGAGGTCCTCCTCGGCGGTGCCCTGGGTACTGGTAAGACCACGGTAGCGGCGCTGGGGATGTTATACGATCTATACCGAGTAGGGTGCTTGAAGAATCCACATGAGTTCTTCGGTCTCATGCGCGGTGCTAATATCGCATTTGCTCTCTATTCAGTGTCTAAAGAGCAGGCCGCTGACTCCGCATTCGGTAAGATGATGACTTGGGTAGATGGGTCGCCCTATTTCAAAGAGCGTATGCCTAAGGTTGGGAAGCATACTACTAAGGCGAAGTTCCAGGACTCTCCGACGATGGTTATCGTCGGATCGAAGACTATACATGCTATTGGTAAAGACGTGTTCGCCTTTTGTTTGGACGAAGCTAACTTCCTCGCGTCCAAGAGCGGACAAGAGGATACCGGTCTCGCCTATGACATCTATAACAACGCTAAAGATCGGTTGAAATCGAGATTCCTTGATAACCAAGGTGAGGTACCTGGTAAGGTGTGGCTCATATCGTCTAAGCGCACCCATGTATCATTCCTTGAGGCTCACATAAAGACCAGCAAAGAGGATATTGATACCGGGCGCACTAAGCTGTATCAGTATTCACAGTGGGAAGTCCGCGACCCCGCTAAGTACAAGAAGCCGAAGTTCCAGGTAGAGCTTGGTGACCGCATTCACCCTGCCAGGATTTTGGAGAAGGGTGAGGACCCGCGTCAAGGTGCTGAGTGCATTACCGTGCCCGGTGAATACCTCGACAACTTCGAAAAGGATATGGACGGAGCGCTTCGCAACATAGCGGGCGTGTCTACTGACAGCATCTGTCCCTTGCTTCAGGATAAGTCGTGCCTGTATTCCTGTATCGCAAAAGACATTCACGGTAAGCCGCGCTTATTTCATCCTTTCTCAATGACGGAACTGAATACCTCTACAGCAGATGAAATCCAGATAGCAGACTATTTTGATCCGAGTGTGATGTTCCAAGTCCGTATGAGTTCATACGTACCTCGGTATTGTCCAGACGCGCCCCGTTACGTTCATGTTGATATCGCGTTCACTGAAGACTCGATGGGTATTGCCTGTGTACACCAGTCAGGGATGCGTTCTGTAAAGCGAGCTCGAGCAGACGGAACATATTATGACGAGCGGGTTCCCGAACTCACTGTTGACTTCATGGTCAGGATTAACCCTCCGAAGCATGGTGAGATTGACTTAGCGAAGATGCGCGCGTTTATCATCAGTCTACGGGACCTTGGTTTACCGATTAAGCAAGTGTCCTTTGACGGTTACAACTCCAAGGACTCCGCACAACTATTGCGTAAGTTGGATTTTGACTCCGTGGTTTTCTCGATCGATAGGACGGACGAGGCCTACCTGACCCTGCGCCAAGCCCTCATGGAGGGGCGCATCACGTATTACGAATATCCTGCCTTCATACGTGAGATGTCAGAACTCGAGCGGAACATTGAAAAGGCTAAAGTAGACCATCCGAAGATCAGCCCTTCAACTGGTGGACGTGGCGGCAAGGACGTTGCGGACGCGGTCTGTGGTGCTTCTTTCGCCTGTATGAACGATTTGAACGCCGGGGCTATCGGCGGTGACGGTAACGAGCATAATGTTGACCGGAAGTTGAAGCTTCCCGGTGGACACACCATCAACTGGGAAAATTTAGAGCGGGAAGCTGGACTGTAACATGAACGAACAAGATAATGAACCAGTTGACTCCGCTACCGATAATCCGGCTGGCTTCGGCTGGGTGGCCAGGCTCATGCGCTTTTCGCGCAATGACGTCACCGTACGCGGCTTGGATGGACCTCTCATCCCGCAGCAGCGCAAGAAGGCTGACGGCGCTGACCGCGCGGACGACTTTGACCAGGCGCTGATCTTCGGCTCCGCTAATGGGATGCTTGGACTGATTGGCGGCTCGCTCCAACAGTTCTTCAACGAACCTAGGCAGCGCCACGACCTCTATCGTATCTACGATATGATGGACAAGACTGAGCTCCCAGGCACGGTCCTCGACCTGTCCGCTGAGGAAGCCACACATCTGGATGTGGATACACAGCGCGCTTTGTGGATCACCAGCGAGGACAAAGAGATGGTCCGAGTCGGTGAGGAGATGCTTCGCCGATTGAAGGTAGAGGAAGAGATCACCGGTCAGGCTCGAGACATCGCCAAGTACGGTGATAACTTCGAGCGTACCGTCTATTCAGCTGGTAAGGGGAAGGGCGTCTATCGCCTGATTCCTCAGCACCCTACTGAGATGATGCGTAAAGAGAATAAATATGGTCGCTTGGAGGGGTACACTCAAAACGGCAAGAAGTTTAGGTCACAGGCCTCGGATATCTCGTATCCGTGGGATTACGTGCACATGCGCCTTAGAGGTCAGGACCGGTACTTTGGGTACGGCACGTCGATCCTGAAGAACGCTATCCGTCCATGGCGTCAGCTCTCGATCCTTGAAGAGTGGCAGCTCCACTACCAAGTGTCGAAGGCTCCTTCGCGTAACCTCCTCCTGGTTGACGTTGGGGGATCCTCTGAGGTTGATGCCTCGGAAGTTCAGCGTCGCCTGCGTCAGAAGCTCAAGCGCCACATGTTCGTCGATCCAGCGGGTGCTTCGGGCTCGAACCTTGCATACCAGTTCAACGCGGTGCACCCGAATGAAGACATGGTGATGGCGGTTCGTAACGAGTCCAAGACCCGTATCGAGAAGTTCAATGGTTCAGCGGACGTGATCGACATCGCCCCGATGATGCTCCTGATCGACAAGTTCTTCGCTGCTGTGCGAGCTCCTAAGGGCTTCTTCGGCTTCGCGGATCCGACTGGTCAGAGCAACATCAAGGCGAACCTCTGTGCCCAGGACATTAAGTTCGCGCGCAGAGCCAAGGCTATCCAGATGGCTTTGAGGGTGGGTTATACTTGGCTCCTCGAGCTTCACTATACCCTCCAGATGTCAGGTAACCCGGAAGACCATACATACGACTTCATGGACAAGGAGCATGCGTTCCATGTACACATGGCCGCTATATCGTTCCTTGAGGAACTCGAACGTCTCGAGGTCATGCAGATCCGTCAGCAAGTAGCGATGGCTCTGAATGACATGTCTCGTGAGAACGCGGCCTATAAGTCCGCTGAGTGGACCGCCTGGTTGCTTCGGGATATCATCAAGGTGCCCAAGGCTGAGCTGAAGCGCGTACTGAACAATGCGGACGAACTCCGCGCAGCGCAGACCGCCATCATGAACGCTAAGGCTGCGAACGTGAATACACCTCCGCAGGCCGGTATTCAGGCAAACATCAAGATGCAGCAGAAGCAGTTGGATCTCCAGAAGGACCAAATGGCCCTATCCGCAGTACCTCAGCCAGAAGAAATTCCGGAAGAGCCTGAGGAGAGCCGTAACGCGGACATCATGAAGCGTATTGAAGATGAGGTCGGTAGAGCGAGAGCCGATGGTAATCAACATGACGGTTCAGAGATGACTAAAGACGATAAGATCATGCTGTCTGAAGCGATCAAGACGAACCCAGCTCTCAGAGACGCTATTCACCATGGGGCGATGCTCTTCCGCGAAGACGGTGAGTCCTTAGAGGATACCGGAGGCATGATTCTTCCCGACCGAGACAACGAACTCTTCAAGAAGGGTTTACTCGAGGATGAAGTGACGCAGGCGGATATTGATCGCGCGTTCTGTGAAGCGGTGATCGAGACTGGAAAGGCGGGTTCGTAATATGCCAGTAGTAGATAAAGGACTCAAGCTGCGCACGAATTCACATATCGGGGACGTCTTCCACGGAGCACCCGGCGGGTATCGAGGTTCACACATGTTCGTCCTATCCTACGCAGTAGCGGACGAGCTCGCCAGGGAACTCGGTATCGCGGCGGAGGAAGCGCATCGGACGGTCATAGCCTTTGGCAAGGTAGCACAGAAGCTGTTGCTGAAGGGGACTCCGGTGGGCATTCCACATATCGGGACGCTCATTTTACATCAGCAGCGCCGAACGATGAATCCCAAGGCGATCATCAAGAGCTTGGCAGCCCGGGGGATTACGGCTAACATCCCGAATGAGGTACGAACCATCATTCACAAGAAAGTGGCCCTCAAGATGCCGACGCCTTTACGTCGCATGTTCATGGATAACGCCTTATACTCTGGCTCGATCAAGACGCATAAGGCCGCCGCTACAGAGAAACTGAAAACCAAACTCGGAACGAACAAAGGCGGTGCCATTAACCACCGCGCAGGAAAAGCACAATGAACGAAGAAATCAAACCCCCGAAGAAGATGATGCTCGTAGAAGACGCGAACGCAGTCATCGAAACGACTGTAACAGGCAAGCAAGTGGTCGTGAAGGTCGCTGATCGCAAGGAAGTGGCTGAGAAGCTCAACGTTGACGAATCGCAGATCTAAAGGTCACCTTCGTGACCCGTGGACAGCTTGTCCTCATCCAGGCATAATCCCGGTATGAGACAGGATTAAACAATGATGAATCAGACTATGGGAACAGTTATTCGCTTTGACCATGACCAGATTGGTAAGGTGGTCATCGGTGCGTTAAGGGAACTCTGCATCCTGATGCACGATGTCCCGCCGCCCGTGTGGGCCGATCTCCCGGATGAGCCGAGGCAAGTCCTGACAGAGCTGATCGCGCACCTAGCACTGAATCCCTTGCATCATGCAATTGATGTGCATCAAGCTTTCCTCGATAAGAAGCGTTCGGAGGGCTGGAGCGAAGGTACGTATCTGGATACGCTGTCGAAACGTCATCCCTTGGTGAAGGATTGGCACCTCCTGAGCCCGAAGTACCGGATGAAGGAGAACCTGAAGTGCACCTTGATTAAGCACCTTCTCCAGCCGGTTGCAGGATAGCATGGGCACCACCTCTGACGCCAGCGTCTGCAACAGTGTCTGTAATGTTGTCATGGACAGCTCGACAGCCTGCAACAGTATGCTGATGCCCTTTTCAGCGACCGTGGTCTACTCGGACGCTAGCTATGAGGAGGAGCAGCGGCAGGCGCTCTGGTACCAGGGCTGGCTCACGAGGCCTGACCTGTTCGCCACAGCGCGTCGTCTGGCCCTGAAGCTGGACCGAGCCGAGCGCAACATGCGTCGCGCACGCAAGGACAGCTTCGCCCAGCGCAAGTGGTACACCCGCGTGCAGTACTTCGGCGAGCGGTATGACCGAGCCGAGCAACGGTTCCTAGACCATGTGGAGACTTTGTGAAGTCGCGTACGAAGCCCAAGCCCTTGGTGCCATGCACTAAGAACGAATTATACAACGGTCTGATGTGGCAGTTAGAACAAGCTTCTAGAGAGGTGGCTCGTTGGCCAACCGCGCAAAAGGCCGCCATTGTTAA